TAGGCACTGCGGCCACCACAGGCTTTGCTGTCACTGCCTTTGCAGGTGCAGGCACTGCAAGCGGACGATGCTCAAAGCCATGTTTCTTATCATACTTGGCAATGGCTTTTTCATCCATGCCCCATGTGGCCAGTAGTCGGCGAACTTCAGTGCCGGGCAGTTGATTCCAGTGTATGATAGGGTCAGTCCCGTTGGTCATGTTGGGCTCCTTAATAAGATTGATGTGAATGTCCGATACGATACACGGGTGCGCCTGGCGTCAAATCATTTTCCGGAGTATACACTTCCGGCAACATGATATCCGCAAACTCACCGTAGGAGTAATAACCAGACTCGGTCACTACCAAGCGAGCATCAGCGGGCAGGGCACGGAGTGCCTCAATCATTTGTGCTACAGTTATAGTGGTCATCTCAAGCTCCTTAGTGTCTATGTGTGTATTATAGCAAATTGGGAATTTTTGGTCAACCGTGCAGAGCAGTCCAGGTTTCCCAGGGCTGATCGCGAATGTATTGTATTGCCTTAACACCACCTTTAACCCTGCAGGCATACTGCATGGCTGTGGCAAATTTGCCACGCTGACGATGTGTTTTGCGAGCTAATCCTACCGGATTGAGCTTCCATTTCCACAGCGAGTCATATTTGCCGCGAATCATCTTGTGCATGGTGGCTCCTCTGTTGTCTATGTGTGTATTATAGCAAAACGGTGATTTGGTGTCAACCGTTTTGCTTCACGCGAACGTCCGTGTTCAGCGCAGGTGCATACTTTTGTATTAACTCGCGCTCCAACTTATGTGCGGCATCTTTGCCACGCACAATGTCCACGATAGCCACGTTCATTGCTTCAGTACCGTTTGCGCGAATTGCTTCGTACAAGTTCCAGCCTTTGTCTTCTGTGCGGCTACGGTAGATGTGCTTGTTCACACGGCTACGGAGCGACATGTTGATTGTGCGCTGGGTTTTTGCGGTAATACCAATGTAGTACTCAAATCCAATTTGGATCATGTACACTATGTGGCTGCGATCAGTACGTTTCTTTCTCATCATGTGTGTATTATAGCATTTTGGGCATTTTTGGTCAACCGAAATGCCTGTTGCAAAAATACAACAAAAGTACTACTTTTTTTAGCCCTAAAAGTAGTACTTTTTTCAGCAAAAATTGAATATTTGGTCAACCAAAGTGTGGGCTATAAGTAACAGCATGGACACTGATCTTTACCACGACATTTACACTAGCGAAATTTTTGACACCAGCCAATGCATATGGCACGAAAATAATACCATGAATTTCTTTCACAGTTTGTTGATCAAACTGGGATATGAGCCTGTGCAAGATGGACACAAAACATGGCGCCGTGGAGACCGTACTGTGGTGCTGTGTCTGGTAGACGACTACATCTCTACCACATACGACTATGACACACCAGTGGCATATCGATTTGATCGCAATACCACAGTGATCACAGACAACTATGTTACCAGTCCAACCTTGTACAAGGTGTTTCAACTGCCATCCAGTTTCTTTGGCATCTATCATTATGAACCCAAGCTGACCAATTTCAATCCCACACGCAGATTTAATTTTTCAGTCAATCGCATTGATTCCAAACGCATGTTGACCATGCTGGAAATTGCGTTGCGTTGTGAAAAGTATCCAGATGCTGAAACGTTGGACTTTATCAATTTCAACTGCTGGAGTTGGGAAGGTGACAATTCCACAGCTGAAGGATGCAATCAAAATTTCAGAGATGCCTACGAAAAACTAGAGCCACAATACAAAGCAGTGTATGGTGACACTTTTGAACGCATTGCTCAAACCATGCCATTTAAAAATCATGACATGTCAGTTGAGCAGGCACACCTCAGTGCTTATGTGAACATGGTAATTGAAACCTACTCCAGTGACAGTTCAATTGCTCTCAGCGAGAAGATATTCCGTGCATTGGTCACTCCGGCACCCTGGCAAGTGTATGCTGGCCGCCATGCAGTGGCCTATCTGGAAAGTCTAGGATTTGACACACTCAAAGACATTGTCAATCACAGTTACGATGTCATGATGGAAAACAAAACTGCTGCCTATGGTGACAAACTGGTTGAATACATCTTTGCTGGCGCAGATACATTTACCAAACTCAGTGCTATGGATCGCACAGAACTGCGACATCGTTGCCTTACTGCCAGCAGACAAAATCAAAAGGTGCTCAAAGACATGAGTGCTCGTTGGCCTGCAGAGTTTGCCGCTTGGTTGCCGGCTGTTATAGACCATATCAAATAACATGTGTGGTGTTCTATACGTAAAAAGCACCACTGATATACCGCTAGAAAAGCACAACCAAGCTCTAGAAATTTTAAAAGATCGCGGTCCAGATTTTACCTGTTACCAACATCATGGTCGTGTGTTCTGTGCGCAAACAGTTCTGCACATCACTGGCAACACACAATTTTACAATCGACAGTCAGATGATTTTTTTGCATTCAATGGCGAAATCTACAACTATCGCTGGTTTGGTTCCTACAGCAACGACACTGAGCTGATGTATCGTGCTGTAAAAGACGCACCAGTAAAAAAACTCAAATACTTTGAAGGACCGTGGGCGTGGGTGTATGCTCAAGGCGACCAAGTGATATATGCCACTGATCCACAAGGCGAAAGATGCCTGTACAGATATCAAGACAACAACATACTGATTGTGAGTTCTGAGGTGGCAGCTATTTTGGTATACATCCGACCAAAATTACAAGACATTGATTACACAACCAAACACTATCCAATTTGGCAAAACACGCCTTGGCAAGGAATTGAACGATGTGTGCCAGGTGTGATGTATGATCAGTCGGGCAACACCACAGTGATTGACAGTATCTTTTCATGGGCCAAACCCAGTAGTATTCAAACATTGGACCAGGCCTGGGAAGAATATCAACCCTTGTGGGAACGGGTAATCACTGACATGCGGCCAGAAACATCTTATGCCTGCACATTCAGTGGTGGGCTTGATTCTGGCGTGGTTGCAAAAAGTCTTCCACAAAGTCAGCACTATTATACCACCAACATGCTGGGCAAAGACCCAGTGAGTGAACAATCTCAACGTATGTTGGAAGGCAGTCAACGAGACAAAATCATCAACATTGGTGTTACAGAACAGCAATGGGCCGATGCATTTGAGCAAGTGTGTCGTCGCACACTGATGCCAGTTCAAAGCTACAGTTTTGTTGGCCAGTGGATAATTGCTCAACACTGCAAAGAACGTGTGTTGTTTACTGGTGTAGGCGCTGATGAACTGTTTGGTGGCTATGGCGTTTACTCACAGCTTGAATACACCACACAAACAAGTGCAAGTCCTTACAGTTCATTTGGCAATGACACTCACGCTCAACAACTGTGGCAACAATGTTTGCATGCACATCAAGGTCAAGCAGAGCCAGCCACTCTGTTGATGGATTATATCACTCAAATTTGTGCAATAGACATGCGTGGCATTGACGTTTGTACCATGGCACATGGCATTGAACCACGCTCGCCATTTGTGCATCCTAAGATCATTCGGTTTGCACTTGGCCTTCCCATGCACCTGAGGCGCGGCAAACCTTTGATTCGTCGACAGTTTTTGGCCTCCTGGCCTGAAGAAATGATACTTCCCAAAAAAGGATTCACTGGACATTGCAATGATTCATTGCCTTGGATGAAATTCACTGTGCCAGATCAGGCTCGGGCACCACAGTGGAAGCAAATTGTCAAAACTGGATTTAGATATTATGCCAATCAATATCTTGATCAAACCACTCAGGACTTATCCGCACATGCGGATGTTGCTTGAAATATTTTTCAACCCAATCCAAGCATTGTGATTCGCTAGGAGTCACTGACCTAGTGCGAGAACTGTTGAATTCATACCAGTACAACCCGTATGGTGCCTGAGAATCTGTAAATCTAAAAGTAAACAACTGTCCGGGATCTGCTCCGCACAGTTTGGCAAATCTATCAAAAGTTGTGATTGGTTCAAAGTCTGAATACAAGTGTGCTCGACTGTGATGTGTGGTAATAAATCCTGGCACAGTTTGTATTTCGGGCAATCGTTCTAGACATCGCAATCGTGAATCTCCATTGCCAGCAAGATATGTGCCATCACCCTGATCTAACACCAAAAATGGTTTTATAATGCCCTGTGCTCGTATGTCTCGTATCCACATGTTGAGCTTGACAAGATTGGCAATGTCATAGTGATTGCGCGGCTCAGCTAGAAACCCTGCTGGCCCATCATGATCTAGCCACTGATTGGCCCATTCGCAAAGATCATTCAGTCGTTGGTTGGTTGAAAAGTGTCGAAATTCGCAACTGGGATTCCAGAACAAGCAATGCATGCCTTGATTTGAACTGATCTGAATGGGATCTTGTTTGCTGGGCCAGTGAAATTCCACAAGAGGATTATTCCAATACATAGATCTACTTAGTAAATAGGTCATGGACTATACATCTTTGTTTGCCAACTCACTCTCTGGCTTGGGGTTTGATCTGCATGCAGTTTACAACTGCTTTGATCCGCCATATCGTCAATTTACAAAAATACTATCAAGGACCAGTGAACCTTATCGAATTCAGCAATCACAACATGGCCACTGTGACTGCTATCCAAGCTCGTGAGTCACAATGGACCAATTCAATAAATGCAAAAACTTCAGCATGGCAATGCCTCAATGGTCGCATGTGCTTGCATCGTCGACGTGCTGTGGACATCTTGCAACATTGGCCTAATGGTGTGTTAAGTTACGGCAACGACATTCCACTTGATGCTTGGGCTTATGACACCTATCGCGGCACAGAAAACGAAGATAACTTCATGCGACTGTTGCCGGTATATGCAAAATGTCAAGTGAACATTGTGACTGAAACACAGTATGATGAGCCGCCAGGCATTGTGAGCGAAAAAACATTGATGGCGATGATTGCACAGCAGGTACCCATTGTGATTGGTCACCAAGGTATTGTGCAAGACTGTAGAGAGCTTGGGTTTGACATGTTTGACGACCTGGTGGACACCAGCTATGATAGCATGTCCAATGACGTTCGAGTCGAACAAGCCATAATGAAAAATCAAGATCTCATACTGGGAAAAATTAACCTTGCGCCATACCAAGAGCGACTGCAAAAACAAAGAAGTTTTTTGCTTGATGAATTTATAACTGGCACACAACAACGGTACATTCAAGACGTTGAACAGTTGGCTAAAAAACTAAGTGCGATTTAAAAACTTCAACCACTTTTCTAGATCGCCGTACATGGCCAACATCACTGCCTGCTGACTGCCAAACAAAACAATTTGCGGATGCTTGCCAATTTTAATGTAGTAAGGGCAATCTAACTTTTTATCCAAGGTCAGTAAATGTTTGGGTTTAGCAACCAAGTCAGAAGGAGCATCAAATGCGTATGTTTCTAAGTCACAAGTACCAATTGCTGTATATCCAGCATTGGTCAGTCTGAATCCGCCGCCATCTCTAAAGTTCATCCACCATGACTTGCAGGCTTCGTCGTAGGTCAGTTGGTCTTCCGACGGAAGACCTGTCAGTATGCGTTCGGTAATCTGTTGTTTAGTTAACATTGGGGTACACTTGTTCCCCTTGTGTTAACAGCATGACTGTGAATTTGTCAGTCTTGAACTGTGCATTTAATTTTTTTGCCAAATTTTTAGCATGCCCTGGATTTGAGAAACTGACTTTTTTGTACTTGGGTCCGGGGTATTGCGTAAGCATGTTACCAGTCTTGAGATTGATTGGCTTTTGATCGTAAAAGACCGCCCACACACCTTCAGAGGCCAATACTTGTTCGGTCTTATAGGTTTGTTTCTCAGTGTGCTCAATTAGAACTAGCGGTTTGGGTCTACTCATATTTTCTCCCAAGTTTATTTATCTAATAAACTAGGTGTTTTTGAAGCTTCCGCCTGCGAGTTCTACCGTAATCACTTCATTGGAATTTGTAGCAGTGTTTGACCGTAGTTCTTCCAAAGTTACCAATAGCTTGGTAATGTCTGCATGCAGATCCTTAGCGTCACGAAGTGTCATGATAAAATCACGTTGGTTGCGTGACTCATGCGCCTTGATAGAATCAACAAATCGGTGTATGTGTAAACTCATTTTTTAAGATATGGGTTGAGATCAGGTGGCGTCCAGCCTACAGGTTTGAGTACCTTACCATCTTCGCGCTTGCGAACCTTGCCGGTGTCTCGATCAATCTTGGCAAAGTTAGTTTTCATGACTTCTTTCCAAGCACCTTCGGCATCTGCGCCCATACTGTGTAATGCACCAATAGTAACAACCAAAATGTCAATAAGTGCATCAACAGTTTCGACTTGGTCGTGTGCTGTGATTGCATCAGCCAATTCGTTGGCTTCTTCTTCAATCAATGTAACATACAAGTTAAATTGATCTTTGTTAAACTCGTTGACACTTTGGTCGCAAGCCTTCATAAATTTTTCTTGATCTCTAAACGGATTGGTCATAAGTTCTCCCGAAGTTCCCAAAGTGCTACCCAGCCATTAGATTTTGGAAAATAACTGGTTTGTAATTTATGTGATATTTTTAAATCATATCCCATATTTGACAGTGATTGATTAATAATAAAGAAGGGAGTTTTAAAATTGACCCCACAATGCTTCCAAGATTTTCGAAGTTGTCTCGACCCGCTGATATTAATATCTTCTGGTAGATAAGCTAACGGATGCTCGGCAGTTACACAATCAAGCATTATGTATTTTGGTGTATTATAATTTACAAATAGTTCCAACAGATGCAATGAACTATGATGATGATACAACACACCAAAACAAATTACAACATCAAATGGTTTAGCATCTCTCATAAGCCAAACATCATCAACCACAACTTTGTCTACTCCAGGAATATCTTCTAATGTAGATTGGTGAACTATATTCCCTTCAATGCATTCTAAGTAACATGGTGCATGTTTTGCAATTAATTTAGTGTGTTTTCCAACATGCGGCCCTACTTCAAGTACTCGAGCATTAGCACATACCTTCAAATAGTTTTCATCTATAAAATTATAATATTCAGTCTCATTACCAGTAACAGTTTTTACATCTTCTTTAAAGTCATAAGGATGCATTTGCTTGCTCCTCGGTGTAAAATGGTCCTTGATAGGTATAACGTTCTAGCACAATTAGTTTGGGATTCTGTAGCACTTTCCAACTGCGATGTTGTTTGATCGAATACCATCCGGCAGCAAACCATGATTTGCTTTTGGTTGTTTTGGTAAACAACGGCAATTTTAACTGCACATTCCACATGCCATTGTGTGTTCGGCAACCTGTAGGATAACCATGCACACAATCTTTTGGAATAGGCGTGACATGTTCTGGTTCAGCAAATTCAATGTTGGCCTGTCGGCGCAACATTCGAATGGTTTTAAATTTAGCAACCTTGTTGCGGATGGTAAGAGCAAACCCACCATCTACAGCTTGAACGTTGCCAATTTTTTCATCGTCTTGTTTGAGTATCCAGTATTGATTGTCAATTACCGGTTTTGCTACTATCATTTTAACACTCCTTGATATGTTTGATTCAGCCAGCGACCAATTGGTTCGGCTTGGTCACTCAGCTTGGTAAGCTCATACTTGCCACAGAACTTGAGAAAGTGTGCGCCCACCATCCCTATGTCTTTGTTACTGACTTGTTCACCAATCACAGCATCCACAGTATCTTTTACTTCTTGTGGTTGTGCAGTAAGGTCAATTAGTGTGACATTGCGTTCGTAGTCTTCGAGCACCTTGTGTTCTTTTTCTTCGTGGTCGGTCCAACGTTGCAACATGAGATTGTTCCAATTGTAGCCTTTTTTGTTGCGATCTTCAAATGCTTCTGTAATGCCTACACGATTCTTTGTGCCTTTTACTGGTGCACCAGGGTATGCTGAGAACACATTGTCGCCGGGATCACCGCGCACACATTTCAAGAACAGCACCCATTTCTGATAGTCAGTTGGGGCCACAAAGCTCCGGTCGGCTTTGCCTACTTTGATCTTTGAATTGCTTTCGATTGTGAAACTCAATTTGTTGCCTTTGGCATCAGTTACGCCATCAATACTGAACAGGTGGTCGTTTATGCCATTGTACAATTGCACATTTGGTGCAACCAACTGAACGAAGTCTGAATCACTGCTGACAATAATATGTTCATCTTGGGGGTGTAGTGCAATCCAGCGGCCTATGATATCGTCCGCTTCTGCTGTTGCGCAACGAATCACGCTACAATTTGTTTTCTCAGACAAGTATTTAGTC